CTTCTTGAAGATACCACCACGCCCAGCAGTATTTAAACAAGCTTCCTTGCATTTCGCAATATCTTGATAAGGGCATATCTTTGTACTACTAGGATGCAAATGCATTACAGTAGACATATACTCAGTATTTAATTTATCCCCCTTTGCAAGTTTAGGATTGTTTTGTGATAGTAATGTAGTCATAATATTTTCCTCTCTCTTTCTATCTCTCTGTTTTTAGTGTGTTTATATTAGCATAAGCCTATATAAAAGTCAATATATAAGCTTATAACTTTTAGTTCTAAGCAATACTCCATACGCTGTTGATTGATAATCTAGGCTCTTTAGCTTGTAAGTTAGGCTTTTTAGCCTTAACATTAACAGTAGTATTAAACCCTTTTTTCTTTAATGGTCTATTCAATCCGTTAGTGTGTTGTCCTTTCTCATTAACATTGTAATGACTTTTAATAATTGTCATTTTCTGTTTACCTATAGAAAGAGAAAGTCTTTTCACGTCTTGCCCTTGTCTAACTTTTAAAGTGCTAACTAACCCAGTCTTTTTATTTCTAACAATAAAGTGACCATTATTTTTTACCACTTCAAAAGATTTATTATTGTATGATAGTTCCATAATATTAACCTCTTTGAATTTATGAATCTATTATATGCACATTTTTTAAAATAGTTCAATACCCATTTTTTAATTAACATAAGCTTAGAATAAAAAGTTATAAGGATTATAAAGTTCTTGACTTTCACAGAAAGCTTTTACTTTTTAAAATGATGTATAGGTATCAAAAAGTTTAAATTGCTCTTAAATCGCCTGTATTTAACTCTAAAGGGTATATAACTAGTAGGCATAAAAAAACCCCCGATAATTAAATCAGGGGCTTAGTTTTTAAAATTTATCTAATCGTTATATCTTCTAAGTCTAGCCCATCAAATATATCTAAGTCAGATAATGTATTGGTTAAGTTATCCATTTTGTACCCCCCCCTTATACATCTATTTTAGTTATTGCAAAGTTCAAAGACTCTATAAAGTTTTCTTTTTCTGCGTCGCCGACATCAATATCATAATTGTCTGAATTAGCACAGATATCTATTGCAACCTCTAAAGAAATATTTTTTATAGTTTTAATATCTCTAAATCCGTAACCCGTATCTAATGAAATATATAAATTAAACATTTTATTTTTCCTGCACCATTTTGGTGCGTTTACTCAATTCGCTTAATTGCTGATTGATGTAGTAAGCTTGAAGAAACTTTGAAAGCTTGTCAAGTATTGTTTAGATTGTTTGGCTATAAGTAATATATTTTTTATAACCATTGTGAAGTTTGTTAAGTGATACCTACAAATGCTAAACATTTTATAAAGCTTTTCAATTTCATAAACCAGATATCTAACTTGTAAAACTTGCAAAGACTTTTAAAGTTTTATAATTTATCCGTCAGCTTGTCAGACGATAAAGCTTTACAAAGTTTGGAAAGTGTGCTAGAGTTTTGCTCCCCTCACTTTTGGTTATATCGTTATTCTATAAGGTTATAAGGCTTGACAAGTTTGTGAAGTTGTGATAAGGGGAGGGGCAGGATGTACAGGGGGGGTGTACGGGATATATTGTAAATCTCATACATTTCACAAAGCTTTACAACATTAACCAGTTGACCCGCAATCTTATCAAGTTTATAAAGTTTTAGACTGAGTACTTTGTTATTTTTTCCGGTCTTATAAAGTAAGAAACCCCACATGATTGTGTAGGGTTTTATAATTTATATAGGGGTGGTTATATAGGTATTCACCGGTGGGGCATACAAGTATATTGTACACTTTTTTTAAGCTTTTGTCAAGTACTTTTCTGTGAATTGTTAAATATATTTTATAACACTTGACAAATTTGTAAAGTATCACTATAATAGTAGAAGTATGTCTTACTTAACAGAAACCAAGAAAAGAAACTTAACTACAAAACAACAAGCTTTCTTAGATAATATAGTTGCTACTGAAGGTGACTTTAAAAAATCTGCAGAATTAGCTGGATACTCAGGCAATCACTACCAAATATTGAAATCTCTTAAACAAGAAGTAGTAGATTTAGCCTCGGATGTACTTGCTCGTTCTGCACCCAAAGCAGCTTTTAAGTTAATTGAAATGGTTGATTCAGATAGACCTGTGCCCCAAGCTAGTCAAAAGTTAGCTGCTGCCCAAACAATCTTAGACCGAGTTGGGGTAAGTAAAACAGATAGAGTTGAAGTTAATCATAATGTTCAAGGTGGGATTTTTGTTTTACCAGCCAAGGATGAGGTAATAATAGAGAGTAATGACTATGAAAATATTTCTGACGGAGATGACTAAAGACGGGGTAAACCATCCCGGTCCTAATATAATAGCTGAAAGTATTGAAGAAGCTGAAGATGCTGCTAAATCAAATGGTTTAATTTTGTTAGGTGAGTTCAAAGAAATATTTATACACGATAATTTAATGTCTTACATAGACGAACAACTAAGCGATAGAGTATTACACTAACATGGCATATTCACAGAAAGTAGTAGCTAGATTTGAAAGTGTGCTAAACAATCCGGAGCAACACGCAGTTGGCAGGTTTAATCCTAATGACCCAGATGTTGCTACTGGTTTAACTGGTGCACCTGCTTGTGGCGATGTAATGAAGTTGCAATTAAAACTTAACAATGATATAATAGAAGATGTTAAGTTTAAAACTTATGGTTGTGGTTCAGCTATAGCTTCAAGTACTATGTTTGTTGATATGTTAAAAGGTAAGACGGTAGCAGAAGCAAAAGCAATTAAAGATAAAGACATAGCAGCTGCTTTAGAATTACCACCGATTAAATTACATTGTAGTGTGTTAGCTGAAGAAAGTATTAAGAAAGCACTAGAAAATTGGGAAACTAAAACTAAACATAGACAACATAATCAGTAATGGCACACGAGAATAGAAAGAAAGCTTTACTAAAGAAACATAATTTAGCCGGAGTCAACAAACCCAAACGAACTCCCGGTCACAAAACTAAATCACATATGGTGTTAGCTCAAGACGGACACACTTTAAAACTCATAAGGTTTGGACAGAAAGGAGCTAAGACTGCTGGTAAACCGAAAGCTGGTGAGTCTGACCGGATGAAAGCTAAACGTAAAAGTTTTAAAGCTCGTCATGCAAAGAACATTGCTAAAGGTAAAATGTCTGCTGCATATTGGGCAGACAAAGTAAAGTGGTAAGATTTTCGTTCATCTCGAAAGAGACGGAAGTAGGTTAGAAAGGAAAACCTCCCTACATTAGGGGTAAGCTAAGTACTAGTAATAGGAACAGAGACCGACATCTACCGAAGGAACGCATAGGCTGTCATTTAAATATGACTTAATATTAACCTATGAAAACTGGAGGCACGATATGGCTACTTACAGAGGTATCAAGGTAACTCCTGAAAATACTCACGTTGAAAAAGCGAAAGCTCAACCGGGTATTTACAGAGGTATCAAGCATGATGCAGAACCTAGTAAGTCTAAGAAAGCTACCAACGGTACTTACCGTGGTGTTAAATGGACTAACTAATAATAATTTCCTGAGTAAGAATAAAAACTGCTCATAAATTATGCCAAGTTTAGGAAGTGATGAAAAACCGGTCTTAATGACCAATAAAAAAAATAAAGGTAGAATTGGTAAAGGTTCTAGAACTAGACCTATGGCTGTTTCTAAAAAACAATACGAAGATAATTACGAGAAAATATTTGGTAAGAAATAAAGTATTCTAGTAATTATTATTTAAATGGATTTAACTAATGATAAACTTTATACTAATAACAACAATTTGTTTGTGTGTATTAATTCTTATAGCTGAAAATTCTAATCCAGATGGTATGAAAATTATTTACAAGTATTTATGGAAAAAACTTAAAGAGTATTGGAAAGCTTTACAGGAATGGGAATCAGGTAATTAATTATGGTAATGAAAAGAAAAACAACAACAAAAAGAGTAACTAAAAATACTGGTGGTAAATCTACAGTAAATAAAGCTGGTAATTATACAAAGCCTACGATGCGTAAAAATCTTTTTAATAGAATTAAAGCTGGAACAAAAGGTGGTAATGCTGGTCAATGGAGTGCTCGAAAAGCACAAATGTTAGCTAAACAATACAAAGCTAAAGGTGGCGGTTATAAAAGTTAAAGAAGATATTAATACAATCTTACTGCGTAACCCTATGCTTTATGCAGTAATTATTCCATCATGCATGACTATTATACCACCAACATTAGCAGTAGCAGTTATTTATTTTTTACAACGATAAGATGGCATTAAAAGATTCACAACGAAGCCTTAGGTCTTGGACAAAACAAAAATGGCGAACTAAGTCTGGAAAAAAATCTGCTGAGACTGGCGAAAGATATTTACCTGAAAAGGCTATTAAGTCTTTAAGTGCTGCTGAGTATGCAGCTACTACTGCCAAGAAAAGAAAAGATACTAAGAAAGGCAAACAATTTTCTAAACAACCAGATAAAGTTTCTAAAAAAACTAAAAAATATAGAGCAGTATGAATATGTTACCCGATGGTTATATAAAAAGAACTACTTCAACTATTCCTTTTGGATACGAGTTTGATGTTAAAACAGGTTATTTAAAACCTATTGAAGAAGAATTAGAAGCTTTACTAACAGTAGAAAATATGATAGTTAATGAGGAAGTATCTTTACAAGCTGCTGTCGATTGGTTAGAGTTTTCAACAGGTCGTAAAATTTCTACACCGGGTTTGAAAAAACATATAGATAAAAAGTATGGACCACGAACTGAAAGATTGGGAAGAGAATCCTCATCTCTACTTGCAAGATAACGAAGGTAACTTTGTTTTAAAAAAAGATGGTACACCTCGTAAGAAAGGTGGTCGACCTAATGCTAGTGATTCAGCTAAGTTAGCTGCTCAACGTACTATTAGTCGAAAACAAAAAAATATTCAAAAGCTTGAAAATAAACTCAAGAACGCTAAACATTCTTTTAAAAAACAAAAAGATACTTTACAAGATTTAAGTGGTACAGAAAAAAATCTTACCCTTTCTGAAGATTTAGATAATCTTCCACAAGCTGTACAAAAAGATTTACAAGATGCTAATGTTTTGTTTTCAGCTAATAATGGACCACAAACAGATTTCTTAGCTGCAGACGAGAAAGATGTTCTTTACGGTGGTGCAGCAGGTGGTGGAAAATCATATGCAATGTTGGTTGACCCATTAAGATATGCTCACCGTAAAGCTCACCGTGCTTTGATACTGCGTAGGTCTATGCCAGAACTACGAGAAATGATTGATAAGTCTCGTGAATTATATCCTCAAGCTTTTCCGGGTGCTAAGTTTAGAGAAGTAGAAAAACTTTGGAACTTTCCAAGTGGTGCAAAGATAGAGTTTGGTTTCCTTGAACGAGATGCTGATGTATATAGATATCAAGGACAAGCATATAGTTGGATAGGCTTTGATGAAATTACCCACTTACCTACAGAATTTAGTTGGAACTACTTAGCTTCTCGTCTTAGAACAACTGACCCAGAAATAAAAACTTATCTTAGATGTACAGCAAACCCCGGTGGAGTAGGTTCACATTGGGTTAAACGAAGATATATAGATAGCAATGAACCTAACAAAAGTTTTTTAGGTAAAGATGGACTAAGTAGAAAATTTATTCCAGCCAAGTTAGCAGATAATCCTTACTTATCTGAAGACGGAGTTTATGAACAAATGTTAAACTCTTTACCTCCTATTCAAAGAAGACAACTACTAGAAGGTAATTGGGATGTAGCTGAAGGTGCAGCCTTTGTTGAGTTTGACCCTAAAGTACATATAATACCTCCATTTGAGATACCTTTAGTGTGGGAAAGAACAAAAGGCATTGACTATGGGTATGCTGCTGAAAGCTGTTGTTTATGGGGTACAATAGATGTAAATGACAATACTTTAATAATTTATCGAGAATTATACAAAAAAGGCTTGACAGGAGAAGAATTAGGTAGTATAATAAC